ATGGCGACTGACGTAATCGTAATTACTGATCCTCGTTCTGGTCTTAGCATGGAATTTGCCATGTACAAAGGCTACAGAAAAGTTCGTTATGAAGTTGGTCTAGCTTGGGGTGTTAAGAACATCAAGCCAGAGCATACTGCTCTTCTGTTAGGTTAAGTCTATATCTAGCCACCTCTTTCGGGGGGTGGCTTTTATAAATGAGGAATAGATATGGCTACGATAGTAGTAGAGACAGGCGGTGGTTCATCAACTGCAAATTCTTATATTTCCGAAGCTGAATTAGCTACATATGCTTTAGACCGAGGGGTTACCTTAACGGGAACTTCAGCGGTTCTAATTATTCAAGCTATGGATTACTTAGAGTCTAAGATGTTTATTGGAACTAAGTCTACTGACGCACAAAATCTGCAATGGCCAAGAACTGGCGTTGAGGTTGATAATTTCTACATTAACTCTACGACTATACCCAGACTTCTTAAAGAAGCTGAGATGGAGTTATGTATTGCTTTGGATGGCGGCGTAAACCCGCTGGCTAACCAAGGTAGAGAAACAGTAAAAGAAAAAGTAGGCGAATTGGAAGTGGAATACTCTCCAAGCGCAAGAGCTGTTACATATTTGACAGCAGCAGAGACTAAACTGCAAAAGCTATTGTTAAACTCAGCGAGGGTTATTCGTGTTTGATTACGAGTCGCTTAAAAAGACAGCATCTAAGCTAATAGCTAACTTTGGTGCTGATGCAGTTGTTAGTAGAGAAGATGGTACAGGATACAATCCTTCTTCAGGGTCGCTTTACAGCGGCATATCTGTGACTTTCACTGCAAAAGCAGTTAGAGCGCAATTTACTATTTCGGAAAAGGCTTCTTCTGCCGTACAGGACTCAGACATCAAGATGTTAGTTGAGTCAGGCAAGGGCGTTCCTGAAATAGACAATACTATAAAGTTTGATAGCATTTCTTATCGCATAATGGATGTTACTAAAGTCTCTCCATCTGGAACGGATGTTTATTATGAGCTTCACCTTAGATCTTAAAGAATACGCTGATAAGACTGAAAAAGACATTGTCGAAATAGTCCAGCTTTCATGCATAGACGTTTTCAGCAAGGTCATCATGGACACGCCAGTTGGTAAACCTGAACTATGGAAAAGAAAGCCCCCAGCAAATTATAAAGCTGGTGCTTTAAAAGCTAATTGGCAAGCATCGTTAAATACAAGATTAACAGGAAGGCTAAAGAAAAAAGACAAGAGTGGCAAGCGAACCATAAACAGAATGCTTGCTATGGTAAAGAAGTATGACGGTGAAGGTTCTGTCTGGCTAGTAAACAACCTTCCGTATGCCTCAAGAGTAGAATATGGCCACTCAACACAAGCGCCAACAGGTATGGTGCGGGTAAATCTTTTGGCGTTTAAGAATGCAATGGCAGCAGCCATTAAGAAGGTTAAGAAATGAGTACAGTATTTTCAGACATAAGCGCCGCTTTAGATATTAGATTAAATACCTTATTCGGATCATCACCTATAGCGTGGGAAAATATTGCCTATAAGCCTATTAAAAATACGCTATACTTGAGGCCGACTCATTTGCCATCCGCTACAGTTCAAGCTGGACTTGGAACTGCGGGAATAGATGGATATTCAGGGTTATACCAAATTGATGTATTTGCCATTGCAGGTAAAGGCAGGGGCGAAGCGGAAGCGAAAGCAGACGCAATTGCCGATCATTTTAAGCGTGGTACAGATTTATTGTACAATGGCGTTTACGTTAGGCTTGGTGATGTATCAAGAAACGCAGGACTTATTGACGAAGATCGCTTCGTTATTTCAGTAACAATTAATTATATGGCTCATGTAGCACCGAGGTAAATTATGACTATTGCAACAGGCTCAAGACACAACATGGCGTATGTTGTCGAATCTACATTCGGTACTACTCCGTCAACACCTTCATTTCTACCCATTCGTCACACTGGCACAACTATTGGATTGTCGAAAGACGCAATTGAATCCGAAGAGTTGCGTGAAGATCGTCAAGTAGCTCATTTCCGTCATGGAAACAAGAGTGTTGGCGGTGATGTTAATGTTGAACTATCTTACGAATCATTTGATGACTTACTTGAAGCAGTATTATGCGGCACTTGGGCTACGAATGTATTGAAAGCCGGAACTACTCGCCGCAGCTACACTGTTGAGCGTCATCACCAAGACATCGGTAAATATTTGCGGTCTACTGGCTGCAACTTCAACTCTATGTCTTTATCTGTTGCCCCTAACTCAATGGTTACTGGGTCGTTCTCAGTAGTTGGCAAAGACTTTACAATTGCGTCTACTGCTATTACTGGCGCTAGTTATGGAACAGAAACTACTACTGCACCATTTGATTCGTTTACAGGGTCTATTACAGAAGGCGGTTCAAGCATTGCTGTTGTTACTGCCATTGAGTTAAGCTTAGATAACGGCATGGAATCTATGTACGTTGTAGGCTCTGACTCTACGCTTCAGCCTTCTATTGGCAAGTCTTCTGTCAGCGGTTCTATTACTGCTTACTTTGAGAACAGCACACTAATTGACAAGTTTATCAACGAAACGTCTTCTAGCTTAACTTTCGTGCTAACTGATCTGGCTGGTAACTCTTACACCTTTAATCTACCAAACGTCAAATACAACTCAGGTAATCCTGAAGTTGGCGGCGCTGGCGCAGTGACAGTATCCTTAGACTTTGTAGCGTTATACAATTCTAGCGATGCATCTCAGATTAAGATTACAAGAGCAGACGCTTAACAAACTAAGGGGCCGCAAGGCTCCTTTATTAACTCTGGAGAGAGAAATGGATATTGAACAACTTTATACTGCTGACGCACATGAAGAAGGCGCAGAGATACGCATATTAAGCCCCATTAACGGAGATGAAACTGATTTCTACATCATCGTAAAGGGTGTTGACTCAAAGTCGTACAGAGAGTCTGTAAGGGCGTATCACAGAAAGTTAATAAATAAAGAGGATGGTGGTGAAATTGATCTGTTAGTAGCTATCACAAAAGGCTGGCGCGGATTGCAAAGTAAAGGCAAAGAAATAAAGTTTACTCCTAAGTTAGCTTATGATCTTTACGTCAATGCTCCTAACATTGCTTCTCAAGTAGATGCGTTTGTAGCTGAACGAAGAAATTTTATCAAGGGCTAACTGAAGAGTTATGTACTTTTGCTTCATGGCAGTTTTGGGCTGCTGGATACGACAAAGGTTCAACAGTTAGCCGCATAGCTAATCTACGTCAAGTTGCTAAAAGCTTGGGCCGCAATCCCAAAGAGTTAGATGATGAGCCTAAACTAAGGCAAGAATTGTCGTATCTTTGGGAATTGTTCGTGTCGTTAAAAAATGCCTCCTCTGGCGCAATCAGTTACAATGAAATAAATTCGTATATGTCTATTTATGGAAAGCTATCTACTTTTGAGGTAGACCTTATTCGTACATTAGACACCTTACACGCTAAAGAGGTTAGTAATAATGGCTGATAGTGAACTAGAGCTTGGTATAAAAGTAACCGGCAAAGGTATAGATAAAGCTACTGAGCAGTTAGAAGAGCTTGCGAAAGCTGGCAAAAAAGCAGAATCGGGAACAAAAGCCGCCGGAAAAGCTGCTAAAAGCACAGTTGCACCTATGAAAAACATGCGCGCTCAAGCGCAGCAGGCTTCTTATCAGCTTCAGGATATTGCAGTTCAGGCTCAAATGGGAACAAGTGCTTTTACTATTATTGGGCAGCAGGGCTCGCAGCTTGCCTCGGTATTTGGCCCAGCCGGTGCAGTAACAGGTGCTTTGATTGCGTTTGGTGCAATTATTGGTGGTTTCTTATTTGACTCAATGAATAAAACTGGCAAAGCAATGTCAGACCTTGAAGACGATATGAAAACCCTTGAAGAAAGATTTGATGATTTGACTGAAGCAGAAAAAGCTTATGTTAGGACATTAGTTACTAAAAGAATTGAAGATCAAACCTCTGCTATAGCAGAGTTAAACAAAGAAATTGCAGCAGGACAAAGAACAAGAATTAACGCTAAAGGATACGGCCCAACAGTAAAAGATGCAGAAGATGCAGAAACTTACTCAGGCAGATTAGAGGTTCTTAACGCTAAACTTGACGGGTTAAAAAAATCTCGTGAAGAAAATAGAAAATCTATAGATGATACAACAAACTCGACACAAACTTTGCTAGAAAAGCTTCAAGACGAAGTTGACACTTTAGGCATGAGTCGAAGAGAAGTTGATTTGCATAATATTGGTCTTGATAAGTCTCAAAAAGCAAACAGAAAATTAACCAATGAATTATACGATGCAATTGAAGCTGAAGAAAAGCGAATAGAGCTTAAAAAAGAAAGCGAAAAGTTAGACGAAAAAATTGCTGCTAACGAACTTGCCATGGCTAGATTCTTTAAAGAGAAAACTGCTGCTAAAGAAAAAGAAGCCGCTGCTGATGCAAAAGCATTTGAGACGAAAAAAATTGCCGCAGAAGCTAGCTTATTGCAAATTGCTCAATCAGCAATGGAAGAAGCAGCCCTTATTGATTCTTTGGAAGCCGAGGCTGTAGCAAAAACTCAAGCTGACAGGGATGCCAAACTAATAAGCCAAGAAGAGTTTGAGATAGCTAAAACTCAGCTAGAAGAAAAATACAGTAAAGACAGAGTTGATCTTGCTACAGCAGAGGCCGAAGCTAAAAAAGATATTCAAATGCAAGTTCTTAACCAAATGTCTGGAATTGCTGGGCAGTTGTCAGCTATAGCCGAAGAAGGGTCAAGAGAAGCTAAAGTTTTATTTGCAATGCAAAAAGCAATTGCAATTGCTCAAATAATTGTTGCAACTGAGACAGCAGCATTAACTGCTTCTGCGTATATGGCTGGAGCAGGGCCAGTAGCTTGGCTTACATCTGTACAAGGTATTAGAGCTTTAGGTTACGCATCTGCCGGTATTGTTGCCGGAACCGCTATTGCTGGTGGTCGAGCATTAGGTGGTCAGGTTAGAGGCGGTGAATCGTATCTTGTTGGTGAACGTGGCCCAGAGCTGCTTACTATGGGTAGTTCAGGCCGTATTGCTACTAACGAAAACCTAAAGAAAGCTGTTGGATCAGAAAGTGGTCAGTCTCAAGCCAATGTTAGTGTAAACTTCAGCATACAGGCTAATGACACTGCTGGATTTGATAGGCTTTTAAACTCTCGCAGAGGTCAGATTGTTTCTATGATTAACCATGCGGTCAATAATCGCGGAAGAGCGTCTATAACATGAGTGGAACATACCCAGCATCACCCGTATTTGCATCTATCGGGTTTAAGAGCCAGCATTACAACTTGGCTAGTGAAAGCGTCTCAGGCCGCACCCAAGTCAGAAACATTGGCGGGCAGCGGTTTGAGTTCTCAGCCCAATACTCTAAGCTTAGTCGTGCGGAGTTTGCTCCGGTTATGGCGTTTGTTATGGCTCAAAGAGGTATGGCAGAAACATTCTCTATTTTATTGCCAGAGATAAGCTCCAAAAGTGGAACTGCTTCTGGTACTGCACGGGCTAACGGCGCTGCTGTTATTGGCGCAACATCGGTTAATGTCGATGGGTTTAGTGGAGTGTTAAAAGCTGGCGATATGGTGAAGTTCTCTAACCATAGTAAAGTCTATATGATTACCGCAGATCGATCCGGCGCTGGTGCATTGGCAATTCAGCCTGCGCTAAGAGTCGCATTGACTAACGATCTAGTTATGACATACAACAATGTGCCTTTTACGGTTCGCTTAAATAACGATGTACAGAGCTATGCTTTAGAGTCTGCATCTTTGCTAGATTACGAAGTAGACTTTATAGAGGCAGTGTAATGACAAGATCAATAAACGCAGCAACTATTGCCGAGCTTGCAAAAGATAACTTTAATCTTGCTACTTTGATTCAATTTAATTTATCTACTACTTTGTATCTTACAGACTGGGATAGAAACTTATCTGCCTTGTCTCAGACATGGAGCAGCAGTTCGCATTTCTTGGGTGTTGGCGATGTTACAGAAACATCTGATTTAAGAGTAAACACCCTTGACGTTACTTTATCTGGCGTTGAGCAGTCTTATGTCGCTATCTTTCTAGCACAAAATTACATTGACCGGCCTGTAAAAATATACAGGGCCGCTATTAGCGCATCTGATGCAGTAATCGGCGATCCAATACTGTTATTTGAAGGTTTAATAACTGGCTTTAATATTCAAGACAGTAAAGATACAAGTACCATTACAGTACAGCTTGCTTCTCACTGGAAAGACTTTGAGAAAGAAGTTGGCCGAAAGACAAACAACAACTCGCAATCTATTCATTTCCCTGCTGATAGAGGGTTTGAGTTTGCGGCTAAAACAATTAAAGATTTAAAATGGGGTCGTGAATAATGCCTTTTTTCGTAGCAGCAGCAATATTTGCAGGTGCCGCAACTGTTTCATATGTTATGGCGCAGAAAGCAAAAAAAGCAGCGCAAAAAGCCGCCGATGCTATGGCTGGCGTTCTTGTTAACAAAGAATCTAACATTGAGCCTATTCCCGTTATTTACGGTACTAGAAGAGTTGGTGGTGTTCGCGTATTTGTTTCGTCAAGAGATGCATCTGGAGGCGATCCAAATGAATTCTTGTATATAGCTTTAGTACTAGCGGAAGGAGAAGTTGACGCTATTACAGATATATACATTGATGACACTCCAATATCTGACAGCAAATATAATGGCCTTTATACAGTTAATGTCCATACTGGCGCTGACAATCAAGTTTACGATTCTCTTCTTACTCAAGCTAATGCTGGCTGGACAACCGCTCATAAATTAAGTGGAGTTGCTTATATAGCTATTAAGCTAAAGTGGAATGAAAACGCATTTCAAGGGGTTCCAGATATAACTGCCCTTGTTCGTGGTAGGAAGGTATACGACCCACGATCACCTAGCGCCGCTAACGCCTACAGCACTAACCCTGCTTTATGCTTGCGCGATTACATGACTAACACAAGATTTGGTAAAGGGCTTCCAGCATCAGCAATAGATGATGTTGCGTTTTCAGCAGCCGCTACAGATTGTGACGAAAGTGTAACTTTTTACACTGGAGGTGGAACAGGAAAGATATTTGAGACAAATGCAGTACTGCAAACAGACGAAACATTATTCTCTAACATAGAAAAAATGCTAATGGGCTGTCGTGGGTTCCTGCCTTATACGCAAGGCAAGTACGGATTGATCATTGATAAATCTAGATCAGTTAGCTACGCATTTGACACAGACACAATGGTTAGCGGAATCTCTATTCAAGGTGAATCAAAAGAGAACAAGTTTAATAGGGTTATTGTTAAGTTTGCTAATCCTGCTGTAGATTATCAACCTGATCAAGCTACATGGCCTGATGCTGGTTCTAGCGAAGAGACTACATTTCTAAGCGAAGATAATGGCACGTTGTTAGTTACAGATTTAGATATGCCAACAGTCACTAACTACTATGCTGCCAGAGATTTGGCCAGAGTCATTCTTAAACGATCTAGAAGCTCTTTGCGTTGTAGTTTTAAGACTACAAGTGAAGCCTTACAGCTATCGGTTGGTGACGTAGTTACAGTTACTCACCCTACGCCAGCTTGGGTAGCAAAACCTTTTCAGATAGAAGAGATTACCCTTAATTATGACGGTACTTGTTCTGTTTCTTTGCTGCAATACGATTCAACTATTTACACTTACGATCTAGCGGCTGAAGAAATTACTTATCCGCAATCGGTATTGCCTAATCCGTTTTCGGTAGTGCCACCATCATCTTTAAGCACATCTGCAACTACTAGCGTTGCATTAGATGGAACTATAATTCCTGCAATTGAAGCATCTTGGACTGCAAGTACAGACTCATTTGTAACGCAATATGATCTTCAGTGGAGTACAGACAACACTAATTTCCAATCAATTGTTACTGACAATACTAGGTTCACAGTATCTCCGGTAATTGCTGGGGCAACATATTATTTTAAGGTAAGATCAATTAACTCTTTAGGAGTTAAAAGCGTATTTGTAACAGCTAACCAAGGTTCTGTTGGAGATACTACAGCTCCTGCGTTGCCTACATCGTTATCAGCAACCGCTGGCTACAAGTCCATTAACCTTGAGTGGACTAACCCAGTAGACAAAGACTTTTCAAATACAGAAGTTTATAGGGCTACATCTTCTGGCGGCACTTATGCTGAAGTCGCTACTGTAGGCGGTGGATTTGGTGTTAAAGCTGAATTCCTAAATGGCGGTCTTGCCGATGCGACTGCTTTTTACTACAAGTTTAAGTCAGTAGATTACAGCGGTAACAAGTCAGCATTTACTGGTGTAGTTTCAGCCACTACTAATGCCGCAGCAATTAACGGCACTAACGGCACTAACGGAAGTAATGGTTCTGATGGCACTGATGGCACTAACGGAACTAACGGCAGTAACGGAAGTAATGGAGCCGCTGGCCCACGAAATGCAGACGGTTATCTTTATTATTCTGTGTCACAAGCAAACGCACCAGCTTCCCCAAGCGCAACGTCTTACAACTTTGTAACAGGATCATTTGGAGGTTTAACGGCTAATTGGTCTACTACTCCACCAACAAACACAGGTGGTGATGCAAAATACTGGGCTACTTATTGGCATGTTACTGAAGCAACATTTGGCGGAACTCAGACAAGAACATTTAACACCCCGTTTAATAGCGTGCAATTTGACGGCTTGGTAACCTTCACTAACTTAAACAGTGAGTTAGCTAACGCTTCTAGCACTGAAATTACCACAATTAATGGTGGCCTGATTAAAACAGGCACTATGGAAGCCGACAGAATTAGAGTTGATGGCGTTGGGATTGATGTTGTA